TAATGTCCGGGTAGGCGACGCCTTTATTGCCCCTGACGGGCGCCTCTACGAAGTGAGCAACGTCGCCAGTTCGACGGTCATGTCGATAAAGCCCAACTACCGGGGCAGCACGGCTAGCGGCCAGCCCTATGCGGTGGCGCCAATCCTGGGTTACGACAAGGAGCTGAGCGATCGATTCAACCTGATAGCGAACCAGTGGGGAGGGACGCTGGCCGGCATTCAGCCGTGGGCAACGGCACCGACGCCGGCCCAGGCGAGGAACTCGCTCGAGTTGCGCAGCGCCGCCCAGGCCGATATCGGTACAATGCTTGGAAACGCCATGCCGGTCGGCGCATTCGGGATTGGTTCTGAGCGTCCTGACCGAGCACCATCGATTCATCGTTATGCGACAAGCGTCGAGAATTCGATTCGACAACTGTTGACTCCGTGGCAACTGGCATTAGCAACGGATCTGTGTTGACGATCGGCTACGACGGATCCGACTTGCGAGGAGCGCAGATGTTTTTCGGCCAGGTGCCGGCATCTACGG